ACAACAGTTTTTGGTGATGTCTCAGCAATGGATGCTAGAGCAGACGGAACCGCTGTAGCACATTTAGCTTTACTTAGAGTTTGGTATTCTTGTCAAGGTGGCGATGGAGGAGACTCTTACGCACGTTTAGATGAAGAAGATTCAGATGGTGATATCCCTATAATTGGATTAACAGGAGCAGGCTATTGGGACTTTAGAGAATTTGGTGGAATACCAGCAGATAAATCTAGTAACAGTAATCAAAGCGATGTTAACCTTGTTGTACCGGGTGCCGCGGACTCTGGTAATATGTACACAGTTATTGCAGAATTCCAAAAAATCTATTAATAATGATTAGTAGGTCTTCAATGCCGCAACAAATATCAAAAGCTGGAAAGAAAGCTTTAAAAAAGCATTCTAAACACCACACAAAAAAACACATGGCTTCTATGAAAAAAGCCATGAAAAAAGGTAAAACTTTTAAACAGGCTCATAATAAAGCTATGAGAAAAGTAGGTAAGTAATGGCAACGTCCGGAACTAATACTTTTGATTTAGATGTAGATCAGCTGATAGAAGAAGCATTTGAAAGATGTGGAATTAATTCTAGATCTGGTTATGATTTAAAAAGTGCAAGACGTTCACTTAATATTATGTTGGCTGAATGGGCTAACAGAGGTATTAATTTGTGGACCGTTGAGCTTCGTACAAAAACATTAACTGCAAGCACAAGTAGTTATACTTTAGATTCTGATCTAATAGATATATTAGAAGCTGTTTTATATACAACGTCAGATACAACAACCGATATAGAAGTTGATCGTATTAGTCGTGCTGAGTATTTAAACATATCTACTAAATCTTCAGAAGGTACACCTGTACAATATTTTTTACAACGAGGTGCATCAACACCTACACTGTATTTATATCCAACACCAGATGGTGCACACACATTTAAATATTGGGGTCTAACTAAAATACAAGATGCTGGTGATTATAATGATCAAATAGAAGTACCAACAAGATTCATACCTTGTTTGTCTTCTGGACTTGCTTATTATATGTCAGTAAAAAAATCACCAGAAAGAGCACCAATGTTAAAACAAATTTATGATGAAGAATGGCAACGTGCTTCAGAAGAAGATAGACCACGTTCAAGTTTCTTTGCTACACCAGAGAGAGGTTATATTTAATGGCACATGCGGCAGGTAAATATGCAAAAGCAATATCTGATCGTAGTGGTATGGAGTTTCCTTACAATGAAATGGTTAAAGAATGGAATGGTTCTTTAGTACACAAGTCTGAATTTGAAGCTAAACATCCACAACTAGAAAGACAACAACATAAACCAGATGCACAAAGCTTAAAAGATGCGCGTCCCGCGCGCGTGGAACCTTTAACAGTTTTTGTTGGAGGTGCAGGATTTTTTGAGTATAATAATAGCATGGAAATTTCTAATAAAAAATCACCGATGGTTGGTTTAACCGTTGGCACAGTAACAGTGAGTATATCATAATGGCCGTTACATATTCAGAACTAACAACACAAATTTTAAATTACACTGAAGTAAGTACAGACGTATTATCTTCTACTATTACAAATGATTTTATTGAACATGCAGAAAACCGCATATTTAGAGATGTAGATTTAGATGTATTTAAATCGCATCAAACAGCAAACCTTGTAGTAAGTAGTGCTTTTTTATCACTTCCGGGTGGAACAACTCCCACACCAGAATCTCTTGGTACAATTAGAACAATGCAGATATTCTCTCCTAGTTCTACAACAAGGGATTTTTTAGAACAACGCGATATTAGTTATATGAACGAATATTGGCCAGATAGAACAGCAACAGGAACACCTCGATATTGGGCATGGTGGGATCACAACACAATTTATGTTGCGCCTACGCCAGATTTAGCTTATAACGTGGAATTAGGAATTACTAGATTACCAACAAGACTGTCTAGTAGTAACACAACCTCTTGGTTGGGTAATAATGCACCAGCACTATTACTTTATGGATGTCTTGCAGAAGCCTTCAAATTCTTGAAGGGA